ATCAAGTCGCAATGAATACACTTTAGAAGAAGCCCAACAAAGGGTAGCTGAATTAGCAAAAGTAAGAATAACAGCAAAGATAGTATCAGCTAAAGTGAATAGATTGGACCTTTATGGTATTCAGTAGTTATTAGTAAGTGTTGTAACTGGGAGCATAGCTGGCCCTGAAAGCTGGCAGGTCAAGGTTCGAACCCTTGCTTACTGTTTATAATTCTTCTCGAGGTTAAACTCCTCGAGGGGCTAGCTTAACACACAATTGATGTAGCATGCAAATGTCATGAATAGCACTTCAGGAGATTCGTTGAATTCCCTTTGTGGTTAGTGTGCTACTCAGGATGCCGAATCGAAAACTTGGTGACAAGCGTAGAGTGGAGCTGACCAAAAGAAAAAGCCGCATGTCGGATTCATCAATTGTGTGTTAAGCTAGCTTATATAATAGAGGGGCAAAAGCAGTGCAAAAGCGGCCCGATATAAGAGCTAATGTTAAGTCATCAACTGAAAGTGAAAATGCTGAAATAGACTTAGCTGTTCAATTAAGCTTATGTGAATATTGCCAGCATGGAAGTGTTATTGGTGATGAATTAGCTTGTGACAAAGGAAAGGAGCTTTCTAATGGTTGTAAATCTTATGAGTTAGCAGAATATTATCAGAAACAACTAGATGCTTTAGAGTTAAAGGAGGCAAAAGATGAATAATGATAGAAACTATCCTGATGTTCGTAGTGAATTGTTTATTGATCCCGCTGGTCCACATGGTGTTGCTCATTCCAAACGTGTAATGATACTAGCTGAAACACTAGGGATAATGCATGGATGTACTAAGCAGGAAATAGTAGCCCTTCGTAAAGCATCAGCTTATCATGATATTGGAAGGGTAGATAATAGCGTAGATGAAGGACATGGTGCTAAAAGTTCTACGAAAGCCATTAAGCTGAAACTGTTAAAACCTAAGAAGTATATGGATGCAGATGAAATGGCTATGGTAATAATATGTGAGCACTCTTTGCCGGACTTAGAAAACCCGCCCGAATCGAGAATAGCTACTTTAGTCAACATATTTAAGGATGCTGATGCCCTAGACAGGGCAAGATTCGGCAATGAAGAATGTGGGCTTGATACTAAATATCTAAGAACGGGTCATGCCAAGCAGCTAGTAGGTTTTGCCCATATGTTACTTAGACAAATACCTGAAGTACCAAGAACAGCATACCCATGGATTAATATATAAAAGCTACATTATTTATTGACGGTGGGTTAGCAGTAGCATCGTAGGGATATTGTAAATAAGGGTGAGTGGTAAGGTGGCAGAAATTAGTCATGGTGAATTAAGTTGTATGTTAGGTAGACACAGTGCTGAAGGATTCAATAAAGGGGTTCTTAAGGAAAGGGCTAGGATTAAAGCAATTATAAGTATGTTAGTCGAAGAAAATAAATCGTTTCAAGAAACGATTTATAGAAAAGGGAGGGAAGATGCTCTAGAAAAACTACTTTCAGAAGTCAATAAAAAAGTTATTTACAAAGACATACTTTAGTGTTATTATAGTTCTCGAGGGGAGGTGTATCATTGTACAAACACTTACCTAGTGGCAAATTAGTAATTGCTTTAAATAACGATGTTACTAAAGCCACTAGAAGTGCAAATCACCGAAATATTGTTGTAGATGCAAAAGGTAATAAGTACTTAGTAGATGTTAAAGATTTAGTATTGGTAGAGGAGGAATGGAAATGCCCAAGATAATAGTGATAGAAACTAATTCTAAGATTAAACTTATTGATTGTGGTAAAGCTGGTAGTGAACAATTTTACAAGTCCCTGAATAGTGAAGTCCAAGGTTGGCTTGAATGTGTAAGACCCAATACAGGGATACTTGAACAGGGTCATGTAATGGTAGTAAATGAAGAAGGTCACCTCAAAGGGTTAAATTTAAACCTACCAGGCACTATGATATACGGCCATGACACTATAGTTGGCAACGTAGTGATATGCAAGGAAGGGATGCATCAGGGAGAGATTGACTTACTCCCTTTCAATGATGATGAAGTAGAAGCAGTGGTTAAAAAATTAAAAGATAAACTAAATTTATAGGCTCCCACTAGGGAGCTTTTTGTTTGTGAGGTGCAATATGTCTGTTAATGCAATAAAAAATGTAGTTAAGGCAGTACTTTTCTTTGTTGCCTTTTCACTTAAGCAAAAGAAGATTCTAACTTGGTGGGCAAAAGAAAGCCCGTACAAAGACTATAATGGTATCATAGCAGATGGGGCTATTAGGGCAGGTAAAACAGTGCCCATGGCTCTATCTTTTGTGTTCTGGGCAATGGATAGCTTTGTAGGTCAAAACTTTGCCATGTGTGGAAAAACGATTGGCTCATTCCATAGGAACGTTTGGTCTTGGTTGCATCCAGCCCTTATCATACGTGGCTACAAAATAAAGGAAATAAGAGCCGGTGATGATAAGCATATTAGAATAACTTATCGTGGTAAGACAAACAAATTCTATATATTCGGTGGTAACGATGAAAGTAGCCAGAATCTTATCCAGGGCATCACGTTGGCCGGTATCCTTTTTGATGAAGTAGCACTTATGCCTGAAAGTTTTGTTAACCAGGGGACAAGCAGATGCTCTGTAGAGGATTCTAAGTATTGGTTTAATTGTAACCCTGATTCACCTGTTCATTGGTTTAAAATTAACTGGGTCGATAAAGCCAAGGAGAAGATGCTATTCCATTTGCACTTCATGATGGATGATAATCCAAGTCTCAGTGATAAAGTAAAAGATAAGTACAAGGCAATGTATTTTGGGGTATTCTTCAAGAGATTTGTCCTTGGTTTATGGGTTATAGCAGAGGGCGCTGTATACGACATGTGGGAAGAATCACAAAATACTTTTGATGATAATACAGCACCCAAGGGGTTAAGATACATTGCAAGAAGGTCAATTGCTATTGACTATGGGACAACTAATCCCATGGTATTCTTAGATATATGGGATGATGGAAAGATATGCTGGCAAACTAATGAGTACTACTATGACAGCAAAGTAAAGGGTAAGCAAAAGACAGACAGTGAATATGCAGATGACCTTGTGACTTTTGTAGGTGAAGATCTTCCTGATGATATAATCCTTGACCCTTCGGCAGCTAGTTTTAAGGCTGAATTGAGGAAAAGAGGCTTTATCGTAAGGGACGCTGACAATGATGTAAGGGATGGTATTTCGGTAGCATCGTCAATGCTAGGTATGAGGCTGTACAGGGTGCATAAGAATAATTGCCCAATGACATGTGATGAAATAGTATCATACGTTTGGGATGAAAAGGCTAAGCAACGTGGTGTTGAACAGCCACTCAAAGTAAAAGACCATGCTTGTGATGCTTTTAGATATTACTGTAAGACGAAGATAAGGTCGTGGAGGTTGCAAGCATCATAATCAGGCACTAAAGGTGGAAAAACTATGAGTAGGAAAAATAAATCATCAAACAAAGTACAAGTACCGGAGCCCAAAAGCTTCACAACTGATGCATTCCAAAATGTCTTAGCCCGGCTAGGGGTTGGGATGCCCAACATGCTTGAATCAACTAACTACCCTGTGACGAGGCTTACACAAAACTTTACTTTAATGAATAGCCTCTATAGAAACCACTGGATAGCACGAAGAATAATTGATGTAGTACCCGGTGATATGGTTAAAAACTGGTATCAAATTGATACACAATTACCCCCTGATTCAATAAGTAAAGTTGTTAAGATTGAAAGGACTACGAAGGTCAAAGCTAAGATACTTGAAGCCTTAAAATGGGGAAGATTATACGGCGGTTCGGCTGCTATTGTTCTTATTGAAGGTCATGATGGTGTTTTAGACGAACCACTTGACCTAGATATGGTATTCCCAGGTAGTTTCAAAGGCCTCCTCGTGGTTGACAGATGGTCAGGCTTGTACCCGAGTCTTGAATTGGTAACTGACATTAATGACCCTGACTTTGGGTTGCCTAGGGCCTACCAGGTAACAAATAATGTGACAAGGGAGTCAATAACAGTACACCACTCTAGGGTATTGCGCTTCATAGGTCGTGACCTACCCCTATGGGAAAAGCAAGTTGAAGTTTATTGGGGTGCAGCTGAACTTGAACATGTCTATGAAGAGCTTAAAAAACGTGATAACACAAGTTATAACATAGCAAGCCTCGTGTTCAGGGCTAACTTAAATGTTCTACAAATGGAAGGTATGGACCAAGTTCTCGCTGTTGGGAATGATAAGTCACGTGAACATCTTTACAATACAGTTCAAGCACAAAACTGGCTAATGAACAATTTTAGCATGTTTTTGCTAGGTCAAAATGATAAGTTCGATACTAAGCAATATGCTTTCAGCGGTTTATCTGATATATATGAGAATTTTATGATGGACGTTGCCGGGGCAGCCGAAATACCTGTAACAAAGCTATTCGGTAGAAGCCCAGCTGGAATGAATGCAACCGGTGAAAGTGATATGCAAAACTATTACGAGCTTATTGAGGAAAGGCAAGAATCAATGTTAGGCCCAGTACTTGACAAGCTACTCCCAATAATGTGTATGTCAGAGCTAGGAGCTATTCCTGATGACCTTGACTATACATTTAGCCCAGTAAGAAGCTCTAGTGACAGTGAAATGGCTGAATTAGCTTCTAAAATATCTAGTTCAGTACTTGATGTATTTAGTGGTGGGTTGATAAGCCAAAGAACAGCATTGAAGGAGCTACGTCAATCATCTGATATAACGGGTATGTGGACAAACATCACTGATGAAGATATCGAAGCAGCTGACCCTAATGTTCAAACACCAGGCGAGCAAATGCCTAATATGGGTATGCTTGGCGGGGAAGGTGATGAACAAATAAATAATGATCAATCAGGTACGAAAGAGCATCTAGGCAACATACTTTCATCACTTCAAGCTCAACAACATAAAAACAAAGTAGCCCTTGGTGATGTTTTGAGCAAACAAGCATTTGACGAAAACAATACTTAAAAAGATTCAAATAATTTTTAAAAAAGTATGTACAAACTCTAATATTTGTTATATAATAGACTAATGATTAAAAGAGGTGAGAAAGATAGATAAGAACAAAATCGTTATTCTCTCTTCGCTTTGCAATGTGCTAGCTGGTCTCACCCAAGTAGTAAGTGGCAATAATAAGTTAACTACTGATGGTGGTGCAGGTTCAGGGAATCATGGTCACAAAGGTAGACCCGGTGAACGTGGTGGCAGTGGGAAAGGTGGAGGTTCAGGTAGTTCAAGTCCTTCCTCAACAAAAGGTTCAAGTAAGGGACCTTCAGGAGGTTCTGGTAAGGCATCTAAAGCACCCACTTTACCCAAGAAAATAGTGTCACTTTGGTCAAAATCAATTCCCGACCTACATAAAATTGCTGGTCACTATATTGATAGCCCAGAGCATTATACAAGGCATGCATTGGCAATAAAAGTTGCTTATGAGGCAGGATTTGATGGTGATAGTTCACTTTACGATGGATTAAAGAAAGAAATTCCTGACCCAGGATCGGCACCTTATTTTGATTCAATAAAGGATATGCATGCTACTGAGCTAGCATACAGGGCAAGATTCTTGGGTATAGAGAGCTGGGATAAGCTTACAGTCAAGGAGCTAAAAGTAGCCTTGCCTAAAGCTTATGGGATAACTCCTCCTGATTCACATGTAGTTAAAACAGTAAAGCCAGTAGTAAAGCCTGCTAAAGGTGAAGAGCCAGCTCCTACGAATGAACAACCCATACCACCCCAAAATAAGCAAGTTGTTCGCGGTCAAGATTCGTTCATGTCAAGGTATGCCCCTTCGGATAAGACGGTTGAAAGCTATAAAGAGGCTGTATCTGAATCATTAGAATTTCATGCAGGTAAAAATAGCATGTCGGTTGAAGAGTATACAACGAAGCTTAACGAAAAATGCCAAGACCTGATTGACAAATGTGACCTTAAGATGAGGATAAGGCCAGAAATACTTCTAAATTTTATTCTTCATAACGGCGGCAGGCTAAAGAATCAGTTTGAAACAAAGACATCATGTGGTTGCTTAAGTTCTGATGCTAGAAGTAAATGTGAAAAATCTTATTGGGATATTCACAAAGAAGCTGATGGCGCTACAAGACCCATTTACGGTTACATGTACAGTGATGAAGCATTTGACGGGAAAGGACCTGGGCATGTTAGCTACTATGGTGGTCTGTCAATTACATTTAAGCCTGAGGTAAAGAAGAGAACGACAGTAGGCACTGGTGATACTTTAAATAATCACAGGTTCTCTGGTGACACTGACTTCCTAGTCAAGCCTGTAACAGAGGTAGATCATTCTATTATAGGAAGAGGGTCAATGAGTTCACTTTCTAGAGACCCATTGAAAGCCAAAAGTTTAAGTGACATGAAAGATGAATATGTTGAAGCCCAGATATTTGGCCCAACAACTGTTCATGACATTGCTCATGTATCATTTTGCGGTCAAAAGCCTAACAAGAAAATTGTAGAACAGCTTGACAAGCTAGGCATACCCTGGCATACCGGTAAAGATAAAGAATAGAGGTGGAGAGACCATGAAAGGAAAAGTAGTAGCAACACAAGGTTCGGGAACATTTTTGATTGATGTAGGTAAAGGCCAAGCTAGGGTGTTTGACATAGAAAGAAAAGTGATTTATACACCTTTCAATCTTGATTCGATTGTTGCCCGTGGCTATTGGGATGAATATGATGCAGAGGAAGAAGGCCCAATTGATGTACCCAGCCTAGTGAAGGGTGCTAAAGAGCTTGGCTTAGAAGGAAATGAGACCGGTGAGGTAATGTAAATGCCAAGAGATGATTGGCAACCAAAAAGAAGGCTAGAAAAGGGTTATTTTAATTCTTTAAATCAAATCATGCAGTACTTAATTGATTTGATAAAGGATGGGGATAACCCTTTTACTATTGTTAAGTTACTAAAGCTTGCTTTTAATAACCCCGTATTCAAAAGGCATGCTTATGAGACAGCAAAAAGAATGGTTACAATGCTATTTGTTTCTAATGCTACCTCTTGGAGGCATGCCGCTAGGAAAAGTAGCAAAGGAAAGATAATCTACAAAGCCCTGATGAATGAGTTAAAAGACCCAGTTATTGGGGGTGCATTCAATGACCAAATTCAAAGGAATGCCGGGATTATACAGACACTTCCCTTAAACATATCAGAAAAAGTAACAGACTATATTGTAAAAGAATCACTTAAAGGAAGACGTGCTTCGGATATAGCAAAAGAGATTCAGCTAATGTTTCCGGGAAACACCCGGGCAAAAGCTACTCTGATTGCCAGGACAGAAGTAAGCAAAACAACTACAGCTTTAACAAGGTCAAGGGCTGAAAACCTAGACATGATGTGGTATGAGTGGAGAACTTCAGAGGATGAAAGGGTTAGGAAAAGCCATGACCATATGCATGGTGTATTAATTAGTTGGAATAAACCAGCTAACCCTGAAAAGCTCATTGGTGAAAGTAAGCTCAATAACTCATATCATGCGGGTGAAATATATAATTGTAGGTGCTATCCGGCACCTCTGGCTGACATTGATGATGTATCTTGGCCCCATAAAGTATTTACTGGTGGTAAGATAATCACAATGTCAAGGTCAAAGTTTCAAAAGATAATGTAAGTGAAAGAAGGTGAAATAATTGTCAAACATAAATACGATTACCCCCAACACGGGCCGAACTATCCAAGAAGATGGTGACGTAGTAAATCAAGCTGACTTCGCGGAATTAATAACTAAGACTTTGGTTGTAGCAGGAACAGTTTCCGTTGGAGGTTCGCCATATTTAATTGCTGACAATACAAAAAACTTTGAAGCTAGCCTATTTACAGGTAAGTTAATTAAAGTAACTATTGATGATATAGAATATATTCGTAAAGTAGTAAGTTGTGAAGGTCGATCTATACAAATTACCCCTATTTTAGAAGCTGTAGCTGCTTCGATAGTTATTGGGTCAATTGATGGCCCACAATTAACTATAACAAGTGAAGAATCTGGTGAAGATGGAAACAGTTATTCCGTTATTGTTGTGAATGGTGCAGGCCCAAATGTTCTTATGTCAGCAACAGTAGGCCCTGAAACTAATATTTTAACTGTTACGCTGGCTACTGATGGCGAAGGTTTGCCAGACAACACTACAAATACAGGGATGAATGTAGCTTCTGCTATTGATGCATTGCCTGAATTTACTGCTGAAATGACTGGCGCTGGTGGTGTAGTAACAGAAATTGCTGAAGCTATTTCCTTTACCGGTGGTATTGATGCAATATTGATAGATGAAGGAACTCCTTATGAAATCTTGCTTACGGACCCTAATCAAATAGATGTTAAAGTAGATGGTATGGGTAGTGTAGACACTACACCAGTAATTGACCCAGATGCCCTTTCAGCCAATGAACTTGGTCTATTAAGGGGTATTTTGAAATACCTAAAAGATGGTAAGTTTACACCAATTGGCACAGATGGTAATTCATTGTTTACTGATTCAAAGCCAGGCAGTATGAAACTAACTGGTAGTATTCTTGCGGAACAAAAGACAAATGATGATGCAGATGCAAACCATATTTTAACTTTTTCCGCACCGATTACCGCCATAGAAATAATTCATGAAGAAAGCACTTGGCAGACATTTATTGTTAATGGAATTACATTTAAAGTTCCACAAGGAGTTTATAGTAGGTCAATTGACGGTACTCCAAGTGTAGAAGTAACTATCCCTGCTGGAATTGTATGTGTTGTGGGGAGGTTGGTGTAAATGAGTTATTCACCAATTAGACCCACATTTGAGGATTTTGATAATAATTTATCAAATTTTTTGAGGCATGAAAAATCACTATCTCTTAATATTTATACAGATGATTTTACAAATGGATTAAAGGACTGGAAATTTACCAATGGTATAGGTATTGATAATAATGAATTAACCATGCTTTCTGCTAGTGAATTACCAGATTTAGGTAACATAGCTTTTTATAATAAAGACAATGCCAGAAGTATAGAAATAACATTAGGTAGCGTTACTCCAAATAATGCAAGAATAGTTTTTTGTGTCGATGAAAAAAATTGCTGTTTTATTGCTAAATCTTCAACAAATCTTAACCTATACAGATTAATTGATGGAAATTTTAGTTTTGCAACTGATTATGTCCTTACTTCATTAACTGGTGTTGCTCCTGCTAATTTTGTTACTGGTGATAGAATAAAATGCGTTATACATGGTCAACATATACAGTATTTTTTGAATGATGTTTTGTTGGGAACTTTTGCATTGGATATGACTAAAGGATTGACTGTACCTGTAAATAAACCATTAAAAGCAGGTGTTCTTTTTATTTCCTATGCTAATAGATTTACTGTAACTAATGCCACAATAAGAACAGAAAAAGGTAAGTATATTCATTTTTCTATGGATGATACTATTGACATTTTACAGACAATTACTAACAATCAAGCGACATATGATTCAATATTCCAGCATCCAACTTTTGCATACCTAAAAAGTATGCACGATAAATATGGAATAACATTTACTTTTAACGTATTTTATGTTAATGCTACAGGAACATGGAATATTACTCAAATGACTAATAAATTTAGGCAAGAGTTAGCATTAAATTCTGATTGGTTAAAGTTTGCTTTTCATGCTTACAATAATTTAGCAAAATATGACGCATCTGGATATTCTGCTACAGATGCAGGAACGCACTATACTAATGTTATAAATGAAATAAAAAGATTCGCTTATCATGATAATATTGATACAGTTATAAGGTCTGGATTTTACACAGGCACAGTTGAAGTTTGCAGAGCATGGAAAAATCTTGGTGTAAAAGGATTTTTAAGTTCTAATGCAGTAGAACCAGCACCTTATAATTACTATTTAACCACTACTCAACGTGATGCTTTAGCTAAATGTGATGATTATTACGATTCGGTAGAAGGTCTTTATTTCGTAAAAACTGATGGGATTTATGATTATGTTGATGACCCTGTATCTG